GCTGTGAAAGTTTGGCATTATACAAATCCTCTATCATCTAATTTAACATTACTATCTAAATTATCAGAACTTATCAGTCCCAATAATCTAATATTTTTAATACTATCTTGGTATCGTAAAAAATAAGTATTATTCTCTTCTTTCATGTCACCTTTAATTGAAGCATGTGCTTTGTATGCTACATAATAAAATAAGGCTTCATTATAAACTTGTGGTAAATCAATAAATTCTGTTGTTAGGGATACCGCGGGAGGAGTTGCCACATAAACTATACTTATATCATCTCTAACTGGCAATTGTGTATCTCTACCTTTAACTAGAATTTTGAATGGTGATGGAAATAAAATTGATAAATTATAATCTACATCATCTATTATTCTTTTTCTACCGTCATTAATAGCTACTTCCTCCCCATCTCTTAATGTAGCACTAACAGCATACAAAAAATCTATAGGAACACTATGAAGTGAATTATGGGTAACATTTGTTAATACATATTCTTTTTGAATTAGAGCAAATCTTTTATGTAATTCTAAATTTGCTAAATTAATATAACTAATAAGTATATCAATATTTGCTTGTTGAATAGCATTGGGACTACCTGTCCCAATATCACTTATATATAAATTTTTAACATCGCCTTTTGTAATGTGCGACAAATAGTCGGAAACTAACATATGGAAGTCCTAAAGTGGTTTTTTAATTATCATACCATTTTAATTTTATCATGTAAACTAATTTTATAGGGTATAACTAATAAATTAAGGAGCAATATTATAGATATTATAAATAACTATGTGTTATTCGCAATTTTATTACTCATTTTAGGGTCCTTTCTTATATGGTTACAAGCAAAGAAATCCTATGATCGAGGAATGAAAGATGCTGTTTTAATGCACAGACAGGGTAGATTAGTGTATAAAGACTATACAGATAAAAATGGAACATTAATGGTTGATATACAGATTCTCCCAATAGATGAGTATTAAGGGAAAAATAAAAAGGGCAATTATTGTGCCTGATCAACATTTTCCTATTCATGATGAAAGTGCATTTAGGGTAGTATTAAAAGCTATAGAATTCGTCAAACCTAGTATATTTATTAATCTAGGTGATGTCGGAGAATGGGAAACTGTTTCTGCTTGGCGTTATAAACGAAGAAGACGACCTCCCATTGAATACCAACTTCCCCTCATCAATAAAGAAATCAAACAAGTAAACAAACAATTAGATAGATTTGATAAAGTCTTAGATAAAATTAAATGTAAAGAACGCCATATATTGGCGGGTAACCACGATGAGTGGCTTGATAATTGGGTTGAAGAAAATCCCTATTTACCTGAATATACATTTAGAAATGCTTGTAAGTGGGATGAAAGGGGCTATGAATATAGAGTATGGAATAAAGTTTTAAAAATAGGTAAACTAAATTTTATCCATGGCGCCTATACCACGGTAAATCACGCAAAAACTCATTTAGACAAATATGGGGCAAATATTGTTTATGGTCATGTGCACGATATACAACGATATTCACATACTAAATTAGATGATGATGGTATAGCTGCATGGTCAATGGGTTGTTTAAAGGATATGTCTGCTGAAAAGAATAGATGGCTTAAAGGTAGACTCCATAATTGGAATCATGCTTTTGGAATTGTAACTTGGTTTGATGATGATTTATTTCAACTAGAAGTTATTGAAATTGTAAAAGGTAAATGCTCTGTATGGGGAAAAATTATTAAAGGTTAAACAAAATAAGAAGCATCTCCCCTTTCTTCAGGTTCTTCATCGTCCCACAACATACTTCCATCTCTAGATTCTCCTGCAGATACTTCACTAGGTTTCCATGCATTAAATTCACCCAGCATAGATATATTATCTATTTGATCATCATGTTTAGACTTAAAACCATTAAATGTGGCTAATGATAACTCATTTAGCATTTCAATTAATTCATCCGATTCTTTTAATTCTTCAGGAAACCATATCTTCCCCGATTTAAACAATGGCAGAGCCATTTGTTGAAATCGGCTCATTTTATCTTTATAAGGACGTATTCCTGGTGAATTACTATTCTTACCTGTAGCTAAAGTGAAATAAATATTACGATTCATCATTTCATTCTGTATCCAGGCAATAAAACCACCCTGTTGTCCAGTTATTTCAATACCAACTTCCTGAGGTTGGTATTTTTGTGCTAAACTAAAGAGTTCGTCTATTGATTCATCCATGAGGGCGCGTTTGCAAAAACCCTCTACCCACAACCAATCCCCATTATTATTATAAGCCCAGACATTAATAGTACTGAAGTCTGCGCTTTCCCTGGTGCTAGTCGCAAAGTCAGTAGTAATGTAAAAATTAAATGCTCCTTTGTTATTCTTAACATTAGCATGCTTGTACCAGGTAAGATCTCCATCCTTTACTAATCTCTCTTCCTCTGACATGATTCTAAGCATGAGCTCTTGGTTAAAGCTATCAAGCTTTCCAGCTCCCTTAGATTTATCATATTGGTTTTTTACGTAGTCATAATCAAATCTATCCTCCCAAGCACCCTTAAAATCTTCTCTGGCGACAGGAAATTTTTCACATACGGGATAAACTGACACATACCATACCCCAGATTCAACTGCTTTATATAATGGGTCTTTAGCATTGAAAGGGGTACCACTCCAGATTACTTTCCTTTTATTAGGATGTAGCGCATAGTCGATCGCGGAGTACACAGTATTCTCTATACTTTCAATAACAGTGGGCGAACGGGCGTCATCATCAGATACTAAGTCATCCAACATAGCTAATTGTGGTCTCGTATTTAGCTCTACTGTTCCACGAACGCCAGTTTTGGCACCGTGACCTGTTACAACAAGCTCTTTGCCTTGTTTATTTTTGAAATACCACCTAATATCAGTGAATCTAGCTGTTTCAATATATGATTTTAGGAAATTACTATGCTGACATCTTCTTTCTAATCTATATCTCATCTTTTTGACACCGTTTTCAATGGAATCAGAAATATACAATCCATAATCTACCTCACCAAATCCAGGGATGGACCCGTATACGGCTAAATAGAGAATTAAATATTCCGATAGTACAGTAGTCTTAGCCAGCCCACGCGAGCACATATTGACAGTATTCTGTCTCTTACCAGTAATATTGTCTAACATTTTGTAGTGAATGACGGGGGTTATATTTTCTTCCCCCCGCTCACCATTCACTAACTTAATGAAACTAACAAACTCTAATGCAAACTCACTTGGTACATAAGTGGGGTCTTCAGCGTAACTAATTTCATTTAGCCACTCATCAACCGTCTTTTTAATTAACTTCACATTGCCTCATAGCACTCATTAACTAATGTAGCTTTAGCTTTACGTCTATCCAGCTCTACACCATTCCTACGCCCAATGTATTCTAATTGTTCTGGAGTCATTGCCCATAGCTCAGCTCTTGCTAAACTCTCACAATCATCATTAAACATACATCTAAAAGTATGTACACACTTTAAAAAACGTATATTAGCCTTAGGTTTTGTAACTTTTGCTTTTTTTACTGATGCAACTTTTTTCTTCATAGGTTCTTTCATAAGTCTTTCTCCTCTATTATTGCAGGTTCTTTTAAGAATCCCTCGCATTCACTTAGGGAAGCGTCTGAACAGATTAGCAATTGCCTCGGTTCTTCACATAAATAAAAGGGTGGTGCTGATCTATCCCCAAATGTACTACATCCCGCAAGAAATAGTACAAATATCATCAAATTAAGTATTTTCATTAGAAATCTCCTCATATTCAGTTTCAACACTAGCTATCTTCTTCCTAGCAATAATATCGCTTTCAGCAATATGTTTAGCAGTAACGGCACCGCTCTGGATTAACTTCAATTGTTCTTGAGCTAGCGCCCTAGTAGTCTCTCGAAGCTCATCGATAGAATGATTACTATAACTAACGTCCACTTCTATTTTGGAAGCCTCAGGAGCTTTTAGTTGCATAATCAAACACTCAGCCGCCTTTTGCCGTACTGTCTCACTTTTAGCACTACGCATGAGCTCTGCCTGAGTGTTAATTGCTTCCTGGTGAACATCCATATTAAGAATGTGAACAGGGACCAAAGTCCTTTCTAAAATTCTATGGACTAAATCACCCTTGTTATAAGCCGTAGAAAACGATGAAATCGTTTTCGAAGGCGTATTCTTATCTACTAATCGTTGATAGCGGTCAGGGAACGTCTTAGCGTACGCAATGGTATTAGAATCACCTATTAGCTTATAACTAACAAACTTCACTGCATTAATGTAATCTAACATCTTATAACGCCCGTTTTGTATCACATCGGCAAAACCGAGCAAATTTTCTTTATAAACGCCACGAAACTCATCTCCTTCCGTAGTATTAATAAAATCGATCATTTCATCCGTAATGTTATGCCTAAACTTACGCGGCATACTAGCCTGCAGTTGTTCCTTAGTTAATACAGTCGAATTGTCTTGTTTAGTTAGTTCCATTATCTTTCTATCCCATAATATCGTTTTGTTGCCGTAATTTGTGCTGTATGACGCTTTTCATCTAGAAAATAGTCATCATCAACACAATATATTAGTAAAGGATTAGCAATATATTGATCACCATCCCTTTTCATAAACTGATTATCCATCAATTCCTGCAATTCTGATTTAGTAATAAGTTTTTCAATACGTGGATCTACGGTGTTATCTGGATGAAGACAGTCACAGACGATATCTACAGTTTTATGTAGTTCGCCCTCAAGCTTTTTTCCAAACTCATAACCTACAATAATAAAATGTTGTTTAAAAATTGTATTACTTGGATAATGTGCTGTTAACAAATTATTCTTCATATTTTTCTCCTATAACAAAATAACCTCGTTTTTTTGACTCTTTCTTTTTATCAATAAACTTCCTCACACGCCACAACCTGTTATGCCTTACAGCGTGTTGTAGTTTATTGACAATAGGATGAGGCTTTTTAACTTGCATCCGTCTTCTCCGCTAATAGTTTTTGAAATTTACTTACCAAAATATAATAATCATCGTTTACATTACGCATCGTATACCGAGGATTAAGCATATAGTTCTTGTTTGAGTGTTTAGCAATAACTTCAAGCTCTACCAACCTACTAACTGAACGAGATGCGTAACTCTTCTTTATATCTAAAGTTTCACATATCTCAGCCTGAGTGATTTGACAGACATTATCGCTATTAAGTGGAAGTTTTTTAAACATGCAGCAGTAGACGCTAAAGATAGAGGATGAGCCTATCAATTGATTAACAGTTAATAGGTCATCCAATGGTATTTTCGCCCAACCCGCATTATAAGGGGTGTGCATAGTTCTCCCCGAAAGTATCCTTGATAGGGGAAGTATACACGAATATCCCCTAGGAAGTAAACTAATAGGCAAAAGTTAACCTCACAGATAACTTTTTCAGCATAAAAGTTAACTCTCAGGTCAACCTCGAGGTTGTAGGAATGCGGGTTGTAGAGCTTCCCTTCTTATAGGACTTCTTTTAATAACACTCCAACACCCACCCCTTCGGGGCGGGATGTTGTCGTGATAGCTACAGGATCTGTAGTGAGCACTGTCACTATTACCTGTAATACAAGTATTAACACTAGACTTTTAATCATAACCAAACCCCCTTTAAGTAAAAAACCCACTTTTCAGCAGGTTTTTAAGAGGATTCTATTACTTGTTAGTCACGCGTAAAGATTTTGTATAACAAACCTACGGCAATTAAACCTACCAAGTTAGCACTACCTAGGGAATTGATCATCCCTGTAAGCGTACCTACGACATCACCAGGTAAAAAAGCTACACTTGCCC